GCCTGTATTTTTAAGACTTCACTTTCTTGAAGAATAAGGGGCTTGTCTAATAATTCGGTTGTTGCATTTGAATCAATAGATTTTAGATTATAAATTTTAAATACAGCCGAAGCGGTATCAGTAATGGTCGCCGTCAATGTGCATGCTGAGCCACCATCATTACAGGCTAATAAACTTTTTATAATGGCAGCCGAGGCTGTAGGCACCGTATACAAAGTTGTATCATCGGTAGTGGTTAAATCTACTTTTTTATTTATAAATGAATTTGCCATTATTCTAAAAACCAACCTTGAGCATTAACCTCATCTTTTAAATCTTGTTGGTACGTAGAATTAAGTTTATTAATAACCGCATCTAAATCTCTTACCTGAGACTGTGATACATCTGAGTCATATTCTCTGCTTGCTCTTGTTAATGTTTGTACTATTCTCGCCATAAACTTGCTAAGCCCCCAGAAGCCATTAAGGTTCTTGTTGAATGGCTTGGAGCTCCTCCTCGGTGACTTTGATTTCCTTGATTTCCTTGATTTCCTCCATTGCCTCGTGGACCTAATGGAGCTACATAAGGTCTCGATGGTGTTTTAGGTTTTATATTTGCTAGATTTTTTATCTGTTCTTGTTTTTGTTGTTGTTTTTTAGTTTTGTATTCCATGTCTCCATACTTCTTCATCCAATTTTGTGCCATCTCTTGAGGAGTTTTAGATCCGAACATAGAAGTTCCTGGAAGATTTCTTCCAGCAAAAGGTCCACCAACCATTCTTCCAGTTGTAGGATTTCTTCCGACATTATAATTTTGCATAAATCTTTGAGTCGCTTGTTGCTGTGCGCTCGTAGGTCTATTAAACATAGATGTAATTCCACCATCCGGCATAAATCTATTCCCTAGCATTCGCATGAGAGCTCCTGATCTAGTATTTTTTCCCACTAGAGGCATATAACTTAACGCTTTCATTAACCAATTACCTGAATCATTCTCTTCTTCTGCTGTTTCAGTAGAATATTGTTGCATATTAGCCAGACGAGCAAGTTCCATTTGTCTTTGTGCATCCACCTGTTGAGCTTCTAGATCATCAGACTCACTCCAATTAGCTGTCATTATTTCTCGTGGAATATAATTACCATCAGTAGGATCCATAAATGGATAGCCTCCGGCTTTCATAATTCCTTCTGGTGGGGTTGGCTCACTATATGTTAAATTTTCCCATCCTGCTTTTAAATCTTCCCAAGAGGGGATCATACTCATTTGTTTTATTTTAGTAAAATCAGGTTTTAATTCTTCAGTTTCTTCAACTTCCTCAACTGGACCTGTACCTAATCCTGTTGTAGGGGTAGCCAGTAGTTTATCTAGGCTTTTTTGTAGACTACCATCAAAATCTACTCCTGAGGCAATCATTTTTTCTAATTTATCTATCTGTTTAAGCATTACTGCGTGCTTAACACTGTCTACTTGATCACCTTCTTGAAAACCAATCCTTCCACCTAAAGCTTTATGGATTCCACTACCATAAGTATCAGTCCAGTCACGAGCAATCTCTGGCTCGTTGGCCCATAGGTATCGTCTTTGTTTCTCTGATTTAAAAGGCATTATCTTCTTCCATCCGCTTGTGTATCAAGTCTAAACGTCCCTAACTTCCAAGTTTGGGATTGACCTGTATTATCTATCTTCAGTTGTACAGCACGAGCACGTGCTCTGCAACTTTTATAAGTAGTAGAAGTGGTAATTGTAAAAGGTCCTAGTGAAGAACTCACATAACTATCGGTTGGATAGTTCTTTAAGTTTAACGTCACTCTAACATTTCCAGTTTGAGCTAAGAAATCAGGGATAAATCTACGAATAGACATAAGGTATTCCCCATCTCCTTTAAAAGTAATTCCTCTATCTTTGTCTTGTGTAATATCAAAATCTCCAGACGAGATACTAGCGAGTACATTCGTTGTGGCTCCAGTAGCTAAAACTTGATCGGTTCCTTTTTCATGTTGATAGAAAGTAGTTGCACCTTCATCATTACCCACAACATATGTATCCATAGTTGATGCAACATCCGTATCAGGTGCATAAGCAGTAGCGTAAGGTTTTCCAAAAACAGAAGAATCCGACCATGTCGTTCGAGCAAAAGCAGTATTTGCATTACTCACCCAGATGGGTCTTTGTAACGTAGAGTCTAAATAATTATAAGAGACCATTCGATTAACTTCTTCTGAAGAAGACGTTGGATAAAACCACATGATTTCTCCAAAGAGGTTATTCAATCCACAGAAAATTAAATCTCGTGGACGTGTATTAATATCATCATAAACATAGTCTTCTACTAAGCATTGCATTGATTCTAGTTTACCTGTGTATCTAAAGAATCCATTTTCAGACATCCAATAAGCAGTACCATCTACTTCGATCGCCGCGTTCTTACCAATCAATCCGCAGTTCGTTCCCACTTGTTCAAATGAGAAAGTAAAAGGTTGACCTACATATCTCATCAGATAAAGCGCAGTGTCGGTCCAAATATAAAGAGCGTCTCGCCCTCTTAATGAACCCATGATCCGTGAGCCGTCAGTCAGTCTCTGTGTACCCGCGGTGTTGGTTGCTGTTGGAGTATATTCGATTAAAGATTCTTGAGTTGACCATCGAATAAACATCGGGTCTTGAGTTGATGTATCTTGAAGCGTGGTCTCTGTACCGAGAAAGACTAAGTGTCTATCCGGTGTTGATACAATAACGTGTCTAGATTTTGTAGGAACCTGGGTTCCGCTAATAGCCGTGGCGCGTGTTGCAGTGGCCCCGGTTAATGAAGAATCCCATTCGAAACATTTACCATTATAAATCATGGCAATAACGGTCTGACCAAAACTATCAAGGACCCAGAGCCCCGGATCAATGGTAAAGTCAGCACCTGAGGCCGAGCCCCATCCAAAATAACTTGTTGTATTGGTTACCGTCGCGCCGTCAGAATGAGAAGCTTTACTTGTTCCTCTAACTTCTCTTGCTCCTCCACTTAAAACATTGGTTGTAGTATTATTAGAGGTGTAACTAATTTCTTCAGTTCCAATTAAAATATAACCTGGACTTGATACACTGACATCAGTTGGAAATTGAGAAGAGTCCGCCACTGTAATTGTAGTTACGGCATCATTAATCGCTCCATCTAAAGTTGTTGTAACAGCGGGGGTTGCAGTTCCAGACCATTGTCCAGTTCCAAATCCATGACCCGCAGCCTGTTGAACAGGACCCACAGGATAATATACTTTAATTGTAATTCCCCCAGAAGTTGTTGCTCCTGATCCTCCTTCATTGGCATCCATTGTAATGGTAAACGTCGTAGAAGTAGGAACGGTTTGCACCATAAATTTTTTATCATTGAAATCGTCCGCATCATAATTTGAATCCGTAATGGTGGAGAAACCACTGAAAAGAACAATATCTCCTTGACTCAATCCTAAACTTGATGAAGTGGTAATAGTAACAGTGGGTGATCCATTCGTGGTAGTAAAAGCATTGGTTTCAGATGTTGTCGATTTAATAGGATGAATATCGTAGAAGGCTCCTCCACTGTAGGCATATAAAATTCTGTTGGTTCCGATAATGGCATACTTGGTACCCGCATTATTTATAATGTGGTGTTGAGCTCTTGCAGCTCCAATGATTGTATCATCACCAAGTTGTTCCCATCCTCCAATTTTTTCAGGGGTTCCATATCTAAAGCGGACATTTTCTCCACCTTGCCATTGGAATTCTCCCCCTGTGGGAGTCACTTGTTTATTGAATCCGGGTAAAAAACCTATTTTTTGTAGCATAGTTGCCTTCTTTATGCCTTGTATACTATATGATTATAGTAAGATCAATCAAAAGGTAGGGGCTATTTAGGAGGATCTATTATCAAGTACAGTATTACTTCTAAAATTAAATGAAATTCCATACTTAGGTTTTGTTTTAAGATTTCGTTTTGTGTGATGTGAAAGCCACGAAGAAAAAATAACGACTTTACCTGGTTTAGGAGTAATCGCTTGTTTGATATCTGGAAAATGTAATTGTTGGTGATGATCATTTAGATAAAGAACTCCGGACAAATAAGATGGATTATGATGATGGGGTTTGGTATATTCTCCAAATCCTTCAATCAGTCCCCATGCTTCGGCCAGATAAAATTTATCCAAACCTATAGGAAGACCTTCCATATGATCTATGAGTTGCAGTAAAACAGTTGTTAATTTTGGATCCTTATTAAAAAAATCCCAAGCTGTATGTTTTCCATATACATTTGTTTGATAGCTTAAATTTGAGGCAGCTACTCCATCAAGTATTTTTTTTTTAAAATAGGGTATATCTAAATCAAATTTTCCTACTAAGAAAATATAGTCTCGAGCTGTTTTAGATAAAATTTCTTTCTCAATTATCATTTAATTCTCTAGGGACTTCCTATATCATCCCTAAATAAAGATAGCAATACTATTTGAAATATTATTCTTCGGGTACCCAAGAATTTGTGGCTTCATCCCAGTTCCATACCTGTCCAACAGGTTCGGTAGGTCGTGCAACAGGGGGATCCCAGTCACATTTAGATTCATTAAAGATCCAACTCGGATAAGGTTTTTCAGAAATAAAAGCATCTCTGCCTTCATCATAAGTAAAACCTACACCTGCAAAATTTTTTCTAAAAGGAGTTCCGCCTAATGCATGGACTCCTCCCTGTGTATTGTAGGAAGTTTGTTTCCAAACATCACTAGTATTATAAAGTTTATTTAAGAAAAGTGCGCCCGCTTCTTCAGTTGGGGCATTGTTATTGTTAACTACTGCAACTTTAACAACGATATTGTTTTCATCAAGTTTTGCAAAATGTGCCATTAGCCTGTGTAACTCCCACTACCTGTATACTTCAAGATGGTATAGTCACCGCTTATAGAAACAGTAGGCGAACCTGTAGTGGTACTAGAATAATTTGCTGTTGGTACTTTTAAGATAACAACTCCTGAACCACCAGCAGCTTGAGGTACACCAGAGTGGATATAGTTAGATCCACCACCAGCACCTCCGCCAGTATTAGTTTGACCATCTTGGCCTTTTCCTTGAATACTTGGTACTCCATTAGATCCAGTTCCACCGCCACCGGCACCACCAGTTGGGGAACCTGAAGTTCCACCAGCTCCGCCGCCGCCAGCATAAGTTACGGATGATCCTGTTATTGAATTTGCTGTTCCTTGACCACCATTGCCACCAGAAGAACGGTTTTGTCCAGCTTGAGCTGCACCGCCGCCGCCTCCGCCACCAACTCCAGTAGATCCATCGCCACCTGCATTTCCTTGTGATGGACTTGTTGATGGAGTATTGCCTGCGGCTCCTTCACCGGGACCGGATTCTCCTCCGCCCCCTCCTGAACCACCAGCATAACCTAGTCCTACTTGAGAACCACCGCCACCTGCGGATTCAATTGTTGTAATATCGTCTCCGGCAACTGAAGATGCTATACCTGGATTAGGTGTACCACCTTGTTTACCTGCACCTCCGCCACCAACTGTGACTGTGTAGGATGTTCCGCCTGAAAAATCTTGTGTTGAAGTTCTATAACCGCCAGCGCCTGCGCCACCAGTAACGTATCCTGTCATTCCACCGCCACCAGCGACGATTAACATTTCTACGCTATATATGACTGCGCCACCACCAGATCCGAATCCTAAAACTTGATAACCAAAAGACATGTCCTATTTCTCCTATCCGTCGTTAGCTTCGTCTGTAGTATAAAATAATTTAATTCCTAATACTCGTGCCTCACCGGTAAAAGAGTCACTACCGTCTGCTGCATCTCTATAAAGTTGAAAAAATGTTTGATCATCATCAGCTGGAGAGCCAGCAATTGTGATTGCGCCACTCTCAGCAGTCATTTGTACGTCTTCTACCGTACCAATTCCCGCGTCTGTGACTTCTACAGCCGTTCCAAAAGCTACATCCATTGTGTCGCCTTCACTACAGCTTACTCCTTGAACACCAAAAATACAGTTTCCTGTATTTGTAGTACTTGGACTCCAAAAAACTTGATAAGTTACTGTTCCTAAATTCCATGATTTTGGCATCGCAACAGCAAATTGTGCATATTGTGCTGTACTTGCATCAAAATCTAAAACTTTTAGTTCAGGTCGAGTTGCTGTGGTTTCAACCGATGCCGCGTCAGCGGGATTAGTTGTAGGAAGATAAAATGCATTGGCAGGTATCCACATCGTTTCTTTTCCTGCAATTTTTACTGCTGCTGTTGCATCTGCTTGGTCAGTAGCTTGAACTTCTCCTGTACCATTAGGGGCAAGAGTAATATTTCCATTAGCTGCATCTGTAATTGTAATCGTTCCAGAGTTTGTTCCTGAATTCGTATCTAAAACTAAATCATAAGCACCACGAGTTGTTAGTGTTGCATTAGCAGATCCTGTTCCAATAGCAATTTCTCCTGAACCTGCTGGTGCTAATCTTAAGTCAACGTTTGTTTCACCATTTGCAGCAATAATAGGACCTGCAGTCCCTGTTGAAGCATTCGTTATTTTAACTTCATTGACCGCAGAACTTGTAACTCCAAATGTTATTAATTCATTGGCATTACTATCTGCAATGTATTGCCCATCAGTAAAACTTAAAGCGACATCTTTTGATGCATCTATAATATCTGTACCATTGTGATAACAGAAAGTTGTTACTGGTGCGCTTGATTTATTTTGAGGAAGAGCTCTTAAAACTACTCCTGTTTGTGAAGTAACTTTAAAAGTTAATGAATAATTAGATCCACTTCTATTTGTTTTATCAACAACTAAATAACCTTTTTCGATATTAGCTGCTGGTGAACCTGCTTGTGCTGGAACGTTAACGGTTCTATTTGCTGCTAAAGTTCCTGTAAATTCTAAAATATAATTTCTTGCGTTGGAGCTTGATCCACTTGACATAGCAAGTGTGACGTCAGCTGATGCCACGTCAATAGCAATATAACCCCATGTTTCTGCGATTAAGTCTAAGTTTGTATTTGTTTTTGTTCCCCATGTACCAGCGTTTTCGCCAGTTGCCTGAAGTTCAATTCCTAAATTATTATAACTCGAAGCCATTATTTTTTTTCTCCTATGGTGCCGTTACGTCTGTATACGTCACATTTGATCCTGTGTCAATATCCGCATAACCAAAAATTCCGCCTCCACTAGATGTTGTTAAATCAGCTACAGAAGCAGTTGCTGACACACCGGTTAGTCCCATTTGCATTTCAGTTGGACTAATTGAGCCCACACTAGCTGTTGCAGATACTCCTGTCAAGCCAATACTCATACCCGCAGGTGTAATAGATCCTACACTAGCAGTCGCAGAAACTCCCGTAACATCAATTAATTCTACGCTTGCAACTGTAACATCTCCTACAGATGCTGTCGCTGAAACTCCACTAGGGAAATCAATCCATGCAAATCCCAATGAACCAACTGAAGCAGTTGCTGCCTGTCCACCTAATCCTTGTGTATGATCGGCGCCATTATTAATGGATAAAGAACCTAAAGAAGCTGTTGCTGATACTCCAGTAATTTGTTCTGGTATATCTAATTGAGTTGGTACAGAAGCAGTTGCTGAAACTCCTGTTAAAATTTCAGAGATTGCATAATTAATAGTATAAGATTGCCATGCTCCATGACCCCATGCATTATAACCCCAAGCATTTGGTCCACTTAAAGCTTCGGCTTCAACGCCAGTTAGACTTGCATAAACTGTGTCAATACCCCAGCTGTTATCTCCCCATGTATCATGACCCCAACCAACGTTAACTTCACCATGCGCGGCTCCCACCGAAGCCGTCATACTTAGGCCAGTAATATTTATTGATGGACTATAATTATCACCCCATGGTTCATTGCCCCATGTTGCTCTACTCCATCCTTGATTTGAAAATCCTGAAACACTTCCAACAGAAGCTGTTGCGGCTTGACCAGTAGGTCCAACCGTCATATCATCCTGTTCACCCCAAAGACCTTGTCCCCAGGTTGTCCCCGACCTATTCCAAGTGTTAGCCATAAGGAGTGCCTCCTTATGCTATTCTTAGTATAGCGTCCGAAGCGTCAGCTGTTGGGAATTGAATTGTGAAAGTTCCGCTTGAAACTGTCTTATCTCCACCAAAGGCAACTGCACAAACCGAATCTGTTGTTGATGATCCTGTTCCAGTTGTTGTGTTGTAAATTAAACACGCATTGGCAGTAAATGAAGCACTTGTCCACGACACATCCGCAAAATCACAAAGTGCAGTTGTTCCACTAGCCACTGGAGTAACGCTAGTTAGCGCTTTTCCTCCAGCTGTGTAAGCTGTTCCTGATGTATTTGTAATTTCGTTTCCTGTTGCGTAGTCAGTAGTTGCGGCTCCAAGAGTTGCAGAACTTGTGTACAATGCAATTTTGAATGTATCACCAGTAGATGCTGTGAAATTGTGTTCGCCTTTCAAAAGCTCTACTTTGAATGATGTACAAACTGCTGATGTATTAGCCATAATTTACTCCTTGTTATTGAGGCGGAGACTCGATTGGTATACGAACTGTTCCATCCGTATAATCATCTCTTCGTCTACGTCCAATTTGCATTGCTGCAAATTTCTCTATTTCCTGTTTATACTTGTTTTCGTACAGTGTCAACATATCTGTTGGACCTTTTAAGAAGCCATAAGTTTCTGCCAAACAACAGTATAATAGCCCTTGAGGGAAATTTAAACTAATATAATTAGTACCCGATCCCTCTAATATCGATTGTACTACGTTAAAATGAATCTGAAAGGCAAACGTAGCAGAAGGTGTTGGGGCTACCATAAATTTACCTGAAGTCGTATCTGAGAGTCCTGTAGCTCCTCCAAACTGAGCATAATATTTAGGTGTTCCTGTTGAAGTATTAGCTGGAACATATTCATTTAAAAATGTTTGATCTCTTTTTAAGAGCCATGTATTGTCTCCAGTAATAGTCCCATCCGTTGCGGTATAAACTTGGATTCC